TAACGATTCATCGTATGCGTCTGCGTACAGCGGTTCCCGGCTCGCCTTCAGAGGCGAAATCGAGGTTGCGGAGAGCGTGGCAGCGTACAAATTGTTGAAGTCGATAGCGTAAAGCGGGAGCGAAGCGACTAAAGCGGAAAACGTCTAGCTTTGTGCGGATTTGTGCGGGCCTACCGCAAGGCACAAATCCGGGCGAAGCCCGGCGAAAATATAACTCTCTTAATCCTTTGTCAAGATGAATAAATTGTTAATTTTGTGGTCCGAAAGGTGGATTCCCCCATAGACTCGTGTGGTCTTTCGGTCGAACAACAACGCGAACACGAACGGTGGTGTTGCGTATGCGAATTGCGGTAACGATTCATCGTATGCGTCTGCGAACAACGGTTCCCGGCTCGGAAACAATTTAGAAGAAATTTGGACGTTAGTGCCTGAAGAAATTAATCGGCGTACGATAACGAGTACGAGTTACTCATCATTGAGCCGAGGGGGATGAGCCACAGTAACAGCAGTCGTAAGACTGGAAAACTGAAACATATATCGTCGGGTAGAGTTTGGTAGGTTTCCTGTTTAGGATTCTCGAAGAAGTTAGGCCCGGAAAATTGAAGGCAAAAATTATGCGCAGAGAAGGCAATATTATTGAGGAGATAATAACTCCTGAAAATATGGAAGAGTCTTTCTGGACAGTGTTGCGAGGTCGGAAACGTAAACGCAGCCGTTCGGGTAGAGCTCTTATTGCGCATAAAAAAGAAGTCATTGCGGAATTGACAGAAAGGATTCGTAATGGCAGTTTTAAAGCATGTAAGTTCTTTGAAAAGGAAGTCGAAGAAGGAGGAAAAATGCGTCATATCCAAATTTTTTCCTTAAAAGAACGGGTTGGAGTGCACGCAATTATGAAAGTTGTAGACGAACATTTGCGAGGTCGTTTTATCCGTACTACGGCGGCATCAATAAAAGGACGCGGTACGCATGACCTTCTGTGTTATGTGCGTGATTCGATAGCGAATGATGCACAAGGTACAGAGTTTTGTTACACTTTTGATATTCGTAAATTTTATGAGAATGTTGATCATGATTTTATGAAATACTGTGTAACAAGAGTGTTCAAGGACAATACTCTGATTCAGCTGCTTTCCGGGTTTGTGGATGTGATGCAAAAGGGAATAAGCATAGGATTAAGAAGTTCACAGGGGCTTGGTAATTTGTTGCTGTCAATCTTTATCGATCATGTATTGAAAGACAGGGAAGCCGTGAAACACTATTTTCGTTATTGTGATGACGGGCGTATTCTTAGTGGATGTAAAAAAGAACTTTGGAAGCTGCGTGATATTGTGTGTAAGCAAGCCGCTAAGATAAATCTTGTGATTAAAAAGATTGAGAGAGTATTTCCAATCAAACAGGGTATTGATTTTTTGGGTTATGTTATTTATCCGGACCATACCCGTGTGCGTAAGCGTAATAAACAGAATTTTGCACGTAAGATGCATAAAGTGAAAAGCCGTAAACGTCGAAAAGAATTAATCGCCTCTTTTTATGGACTTGTGAAACATGCTGATTGCAGAAACTTATTTCGTAAATTAACAGGAAAAAGTATGAAGAAATTTAGTGAAATGGGGATTGTATACACCCCGGCTGATGGGAAGAAACGTTTCCCCGGTCAAACTGTATCGTTGAAGACGCTCATTAATTTGGAAGTTGAGATTCACGATTATGAATCGGATATAACGACAAAGGAGGGAGAGGGTAGATATCTTGTATCTCTAAAAGTAAAGAAAACAGGTGAGTGGAAGAAATTCTTCACTAATTTAGAGGAGATGAAAGCTATTCTGAATCAGATTAGTGATGTTGAAGATGGTTTTCCTTTTGAAACCATTATAGAATCTGAAACATTTGACGGGAATAAAGTCAAATATAAATTTACTTGATATGAAACGAGTTGAAGGAAGTTCCGGTATATCGCTATTAGAGTGCGTTAATCCGGTAAAGGATAAATGGCGTGTCCGATGGGATGTGCAACATAACGAACAGGATGATTCTGTATCTTATATGGAAGAAGAATTTCCCTATAAACCTGACGGTGAAGAAATCAGGAAAATGGTTATAGACTGGTATAATCAGGAGATTAATAATGAAATAATATCGGGATTTACCTATAATGGCATACCTGTATGGTTATCACAGGAAAACCAGTTCAATTATAAATCAGCCTATGATCTTGCAGTGCAGACAGACGGTACTTCTTTACCAGTGAGATTCAAATTTGGAACAGATGATGAACCTGTCTACTATGAATTTAATACCTTGGAAAATCTGACGGACTTTTATACTAAGGAAATGGTTTTTGTTCAACGCACATTAGCTGCTGGTTGGAAAAAGAAAGATGCTGTTGATCTAAGTTTATATCAATAAGTCTCTTCTTAATAGATAGATGTAAGGTAGTCGGTTTTCGGCTACCTTTTTTGTTTTCTATAAAATTGCCCCGTTTTGTAAGTTGTTAATAAATAGCTTATTAAAAGGAAATGGCTTTCCAAGATTTTTCACTTTTGACAAACCGGTTACTATACTCAATACATTTGTCTCATACAGAATATTTTATTAACAATTAAATGCTATGAGTATGGGTATAAAAGTATTGTATGATTGGATTTTGCAATCTAACCGGCCTGCACATGTTAAGGCAGGGATGTTCGTTTTTCTTATGATGTTCGCTTTCTGTTTCCTTCTGTTGAGTATTACTTTCTGCAAATCAGCTATTGTCTCCTTAGTGACAACTATTATTGCTGCATTGGTAGTTGAGTATATTCAAAGGAAATGTGGTTTTGTTTTTGATTGGCTTGATGTATTGGCTACCGTCTTATTGCCAGGACTGATTACTGTGTTTTCAACTATAGCTTCAATTTTATAAAATAGGATTATGAGATGGTTGTATGAGCTATTTAATGTAGACCAGATACGAATAATTTTCGTTTCAATGTTTAGCTCTCTTCTTGCTTATTTAACACCGACTAAAGGTTTCCTTATAGCATTAGTTATAATGTTTGGGTTTAATATTTGGTGTGGAATGAGGGCTGATGGTGTTTCGATTATACGTTGTAAAAACTTCAAATGGGGTAAATTTAAAAATGCCTTGGTTGAACTTGTTCTCTATCTTATAATCATTGAGGTGATTTTTTCCTTTATGACCTTGATAGGAGACGGTGAGAACTCATTATTAGTAATCAAGACTATTACGTATGTATTCTCTTATGTGTATCTTCAGAATGCGTTCAAAAATTTGATTATTGCTTATCCTAAAAACAAGGGATTCCGTATTATCTATCATGTGATACGCTTTGAGTTTAAACGGGCCACACCTGCACATGTGCAAGGGATTATCGACAGAATTGAAGGAGAATTAGACAAGGAGGAAAAGATATGAAAACTATTGATTCAATTATCATCCATTGTTCAGCAACGAAAGCTGGACAGGACATACGTGCAAAGGATATTGACCTGATGCACAAACAAAGAGGGTTCAGCCAAATTGGTTATAACTTTGTGATAGACTTAGATGGTACCGTAGAAAATGGTCGGTCATTATCCATTGACGGAGCGCATTGTAACACAAAAGGCTTTTCCGGTATTAGTTATAATAAACACAGTATCGGTATCTGCTACATCGGTGGGCTTGATGTGAACGGAAAGGCAAAGGACACCCGGACGGATGCACAAAAAAACGCATTGCGTGATCTTGTAGCAAAACTCTGTAAGGAGTATCCTATCATTGAATTGTTAGGGCACCGGGATACATCGCCTGATCTTGATGGTAGTGGAGAGGTAGAACCGGTTGAATATATCAAAGCGTGTCCTTGTTTTGATGTAAGGAGTGAATTTAGTAACTTTTTACGTAATGTCGTTGTAAAGCCATGAAAGATTTAGCTAAGATGTGCCTAACGGCTATAATTAGCCTGCTGGCTGTAATAGTCTGTTGTCTTGTATGTTCTTCTTGCCAGGCGTCTCGGAACATTGAGACTCAAAAGCAGATTGACTACTCTGATGATTTTAATCGCATTCAAAGTGTTATTCAATCACTGCGAGCGGATGTTAGTAAGCAAACGAAGATAACAAATGACCGGCTAAGTAATTTAAAGTTGGAAAATAAAACTGTTTATTTGTCTGCTCCTGATTCTGTCGGAAAACAACACGTAGTGAAGGAAAGTACTACTACTGCATCCAAACAAGAACAGGAAAGAACAGAAGTTGATGAAACAGTATCTGTTACCCTACAACATCTCTCTAACATGTTAGATACATTGAGTAATAAGGTTGATGCTATATTAAATCAGAAGGAAAATATAGTAGAACTTTCGTGGTGGGATTTGCATAAAGATAATGTGTATTGCTGTATTATAGGTTTGTTAATTGTAAGTTGGCTGTGGGATAAATTGAAAAAGAAATATCCATTTTATTGAAAATACATTTTTCAGATAAAATTATATAGCAAAGAATACAATATTTGGGAAATAATATATATATTTGTTGCTGTATAAACAAGTGCTTTCGTGCCGGAATACAAAGAAAATGTGTTCCGGCATATTTTTTGCTCGGAATACAAATGTTTAATTTTAAAAATTATTCGTATGGAACATGACAATTACAGGATTACTGGCTTTGGAGCGATAAGCCAAGAAGATGCCAGGGAACTTGAAAGGCAGCAAGCCGAGTTACTTAAAGATGAGTTGAAATCTTTATCTTCTTCGGATGATAAACAAAGAATTTCAGCTATAAAAGAAAGATTAAAAGCTATTCAAAAATTAGCTGAAAACTATTAGTTAGAATGTGGCCCCGTATTTTTAGAACGGGGCTTTTCTAAATTTTAGTTATATTTTGTGATTTAGTAAAATCTCACTATTTATTGTAATGAATTAATATAATTACTATGGAAGATTGGAAAAAAACAGATGATGAAGATTTAGATGAAGAAGATATTTTATTAAGGAATAAATGTCGAAAAATGAGTGATGATGAATTGAACAGTATTGTTCCTGTTTGGGCAACTGATGTTCGTAAAATGGAACTACCTGTTAATCATCCTATGTATTCAAATAGGATTTTTATGCAATGTAATGTTGATAAATTAATAAAGAACTCAACCAATTTATATGATGTGGTTTTTAATAAAAAATTTGATGGATTTTGGCACGATGAGTCTAGATTTGCCCATACTATAGAGAGATGGTTGAAGAAAGAATGTGTTGATCCACCTATGTGGGACATATCACAAAATAACTCTTTCGTTATTTCTGATGGGAGACATCGTACTGTGCTGGCCCAATATATTGGTGTGAAAGATATTATTGTTTCTATTCCTATATGTCTAAAGGAAGATGCACAGGAATTACTTGATGCTAATGAACTGATAGAGAAGTAAAATAGTAATGAGAGGTAGCCGAAGCTACCTCTTTGTTTGTAATCCCACCAATCAACAGCACACAAATCAACAAATTTCCAGAAGGATTACATAGGGTATTACTATTGACGAATGAAAAAGTTCGATGAGGATATAAAAAAAGTGAGGGGAACCACCCCCTCACCAAGTCAAACCAAAATAATCCGAATTATGTCCGTATTATCTTGATGCTGCAAAGTTACTATTTTATTTCAGATTATCAAGTATCTCACGTATCGCTTTATCAGCATGCTTTTTCATGATTGATACATAATTGAAGATTGGACGATCTTCTTTCATTGACTGACCGATACAGTATTCGAGGGTGCTAAGAGGTATTCCAAGATCGTATCCATGTTGAACGAATGATTTGCGAGCTGAATATAATGTTAAATTGTGAGTAACGCCTGCTACTGTTTTCAGAACTTTCATTTTCCGGGTGAGTGTATTATAACAGGATACATAGGTTTTATACTTCCCAAATACGAGCTTTCCAGTATTCTTATTCATATATTTCTTGATGAGAGGTTTTGCTTCATCAGGAATCGCAAACGAAGTCAACCGGTCACCATCTTTGGTGTTCCTTGTCTTGATTCTGATGTAATCTACAATATTTGTCCGGAAGTCATAAGCCAGCATATCAACTAAGTTCATTCCGGCCAGATAATAAGTAAGCATGAAGATGTCGCGTACTACTGATACGTTATATTGGTTAGGCACCATATCTCTGATAATCTTTAGCTGTTCAACTGTGATATACGTGTCTCTTTTCTTTGCTGAAGGAATGGAAGCTGTGACAAATGGATCTACCTTATATTCTACGTATCTCATCTTGATTGCATAGTTTATTATTACTTTCAATAGTGTAATATAGATTTTGATTGAGGTGGGTGAGAGCTTGCTCTTTCTTAAATGCGTTAGATAGTTATTAATTCGGATTGGTGTTATGTGCTCCATTAGTGCACCTGGACCGGTAAACCGAATAAAATGTTTAGCGGCCAACTTGTATAGCTTATGCGTTTTTTCTCTATCATCCTCATCTATCTGTGAGAGGAATTCTTCAACTATATCCTCAAATTTGCGGTGTTGTTCACCGTTAATTGGACTGGTTATTATTTTGACTAATTGTGTACAAGTAAGTGAATCTGCGTATTCTATACTTTCACAGCGTTCGTAATAAGTATCATAGATTCTTTTAAGTTTTGCATTTAGTAGTTCTTTATCTGAACGTTTTACAATTTTGCCATTTTTGAACTCATTGAGTGAGTCTATAACTATACTGGTCGGGATGTAACGTGTGTCCCAGTTGTGAGACACAGCAATTCTTATTTTATGTTGGCCGTTTGCCAAAACTTTAGTTGGTACGATTGTGATAAATAGATTAGCCATGTTTAAATTCTATTTAATTAGTATATATTGCCGCGGCACGGTTACGGCAATGTAAATAGCGTCAAAAGTGACGTTTTAACTCTTAATGATCAATACTAATTAAGAAAGAAAAGGTTCGATTAGGATTTGTAAATTGCTGTATATCAATTATAAAAATGGCTTCCTTGTTCGTCCGCC